GGCCGGGAGGTCGAGCCCGAGCTGCTCCTTGAAGAAACCAGCAACGCGGGCCTTCTCGGCGGCGCGCACCACGAGCAGCCGGTTCTCGACCTTGCTCTGCGGGTGGTAGAGCTGGCCGTCGAGGGGCATGTCGTAGCGGTGGGCGTACGCAGTGAAGTTCTGCGGCTTGCCGGCGACGTAGCCGTGGAACTCTGGGTTGAGGGTGCCGGAACCGGCGGGGCTGCCGTTGGCGAAGAAGAAGCGGGTGGTGTTGAGCCCTTTGGCGGTCAGGGCGTCAGTGAGAGCTGACATCGCGTGGTCTCCTCTTTGTTGGCCAGCATGGCGAGCGCGGAGAGGTCCGCGCAGTACCTGTTGATGGCATGGTCGCCGATTGGGCCACCGTCTGCAAGGGCGACCCGCGGATCGAGCGCTTCGGAGAGCCGCAGGAGCCAGGAGGCGGGGTCTTGGATGATCTCGCCATGCTCCAGCCGGACGATCGGCGCGGCGTCGCGGTAGCCTGCGGCGCGAGGGAGGAGCCGAGGGACCGGATCGTCGTCGCGGACAAAGCACCACGTCTGCGCAGCCAGCTTGGCCTGGTAGGCGTCAGCGAAGGCGCCATTGCCCGGCCGGGCGGCTCCGAAGACGTAGACGCCGTGGATCGGGACCGCGAGCTCGAAGACGGCCTCGAAGGCGGCGAGGAGCGCCAGGGAGCCGCCGAGGCTGTGGCCGGTCAGCCAGAGGGCGCGGCCGGCCGTGAGGTCGGCGCAAGCGTCGCGGAGCGGCTGGGCAACGGCATCGAGCGCCGCACGGAAGCCGCGATGAACTTTGCCGGCCGGGAACGCTGCCATGCAGGCGCAGGCGTCGGTCACCAGGTCGGCGAAGGCGGACGTCCCGCGGAAGGCCACCACGAGGTTGCCGGCGTCGGCCGCCACCAGGACCTGGGTGTCGTGCTCGGCGGACTGGACGAAGCGCACCTCGGTGTAGCCGAGGGCGCGGGAGGCGTCTTCGGCGAGGTGGGGAGCGAGGTAGGAAATGCGGCTGAGGGCCGCGAGGTCGGCGGCGTGTGAGACCCGGAAGGCGGTGGTGGCCGGCGAGAGCATTTCAGGCGGCAGTAGTTTCCGGGGAGGGCAAGAAGACGTCATGATAGCGCGTCTCAATGGCCTTCCCATCGCCGCTTTTCCACGAGCCCGCGCCTCCAACGTCATACCCGCAATTCGGACAGGCCCCAGAGTACCAGTGATGACTCGCGCCGCAAGCGCTATATGGCTCGCTCTCCCAGGTAGTGCCGCACTTCGGGCAGGTAGCCTTGCCGATCGTTCGCGCGGTCGTGCCGGGCGGGCGGGTCGTGGCGCCGCTCGGGTTGTTGATCGAGGTATCTTCGCGAATTTTGTAGAAGGCCCACGGGAAGACATCGTGCAGTTCGGCGGGCTCTTCGCCCTTGAGCACCTTCGAACAGAGCCACGCCGCCTTCCCAGGGAAGGCGGCGGCACTGAAGTGGTCATCCGAAGGCTTGTAGGCGAGCCCGCTACCGCACCGACAGCGAGCGGTCGCGGAATAGAGGAGGTCGAGATCTCGGGCATCCATGGCGCAATCCTAAACCTTCCGCTGCGCCTCCCGCTCTAGAAACCCCGTCGCCCGCGCCAGCCAGCCGTTCAGCCACTTCGCCTGGCTCGGGTCGTTGTGGACGTCCTGCCCGAAGAACCGAATCCGGATGCAGGCGAGCCGGATGGCGACCCTATGCGGATCGGCCGCGTTCACCGCAGCGATCGTCTTCGGGCCGAGCTGGCCGTCCGCTTCGACGCCGACCGCCTGCCGGAGCCACTCCGTGGCCCGGTGCGGCCCGCTGGGGACTCCGCAGTCGACGACTTGCCAGCGAAGCAAGCCGTCCACGATTTTGTAGAAGCCGGGCCGGGTGATGAACTCGGCCTCGTAGATGCCCCGTGCGTCGTCTTCGGTGAGGGCTTTCAGGTCCTCGAGCGTGGCGCCGGGCCGGAGGGACTGGAGGAGCCCCAGGGTGATTCCGCCCTTTGTCGGACCACCGTGGTCTCCTGGCGTGTCGGTGAACCTCGGCCAGCCCTCCTCCTGGAGGATGGCGTCGATGATGGGCAGGTTCGCGAGGTCGGTCATGCGTGAAGTCTACGCCGATTCAGCCATGGATCGCTTTGTAGATCGCGATCCCCAGGATGATCATGCCGCCGATCAGAGCCCAAAGCTCTCGGGCACCCAGACCGCGCCCAGTGCCCGCCGCTTGAAACCGCTCGACCGCCGATAGCCGGGCGTCCGTCTCTCGGTTCTTGGCGTCGTACTGGTCCGCCAGCGCCTTCCGGGTGCCTTCGACGCTCGCCCGCAGGGCCTCGGCGATGGCCTTCGTCTCTCGGCTCAGCGCCTCGACGGCCACCTGGTAGCGGTCCGTCGCGGAACGTAGCTCCGCGCGGTCGAGCTCGCGGAGCGCATCGGTTCGGCGGGCTTCGGCTTCGAGCGTCTTGGCTGCGTGCTCGGCGCGGAGAACGGCAAACTCCCGCTCGAATGCGGCCCGGAGATCCATCTCGCGTCGCCGGTTGTCGCGCCTTTCGATGGATGCGGCCTCTTGCGCTGCACGGAGATCGTCGATCCTCTTGACGTTGACCTCGACCCAGGCAAAGACGTTGGCCGAGGGGTCGTAGGCGAGCGCGCCAGAGGAGTCTATGGCCGACCCTTTGTTTGCCTTCGGAGGAGGGTTGCTCACCGCCGGCCGCCTCGCCGGAGAAGCAGAAAGCCGCCCAGGGCGAGGGCGGGGATGAGGAGGCGCACAGGGAATCTCAGGCGCCAGCAGGCACAGGCGGGTTCCCGGGGTGTCGGTAAATTTCCCAGACGTCGGCCGTCACCGCACCGGCCTTCTCCAGCTCCAAGAGGATGTCCGTGAGGGTGTGAGGCACCTCGCCAAACTTCAGGCCGCGGTAAGCCGCGATGTCCACACAGGCCAGCTTGTGCAGCATCTTGTCGCACTGATCAGCGGGGACCATGACATCGCGGACAAGCGGGTGGGTGAGGACGGTATAAAGCGTCTCATTCAGCGCGGCGACGCCGTTGTCGATGATTGCCTTGCAGGCCGGACCCATTTCAGGAACCTCCTCCAGGTTTCCGCCCGCCGGGCGGCGCCGGAACGGCGATCGTCGGTAGCGGAGCGGGGTTCATCCCTGCCTTGATCATATCCCCTCGGAGCGCCACGACGTAGAGTTGCCAGGTCTGAACTTCCAGCCTGTAGGCCGCCATCGCCACGACGTGCTCGTCCACCTGGTGCTGGAGCGCCGCCGCTGCCCCTTCAGCCCGCGCCAGCCGCGACGTATACATCCACCCCATTCCCACCACCGCGAACAGCGTGAGGACGGCAACCAGCCCCGGACCCCACCTGTCCACCGACGCCCAGATGCGGCGCCCTACCCTTGCTTCGTCTTCAGTGTTGCTGTCGTCGGGAGCCCCTTGGTTCTCGGCGGCGTTCATCGGATCAATCCCTCGCTGAGGACCGCTCGTGAATCAGAGACCGCACAACGCGGTCCACTTCCTCCGGCGTCAACGCGACGCCCCGTTGTTTCATAGCTTCGAGACGATCAAGGACCCGGTTGGACAGGAGGACTTCATCAAGGGACCGCGCCTGCCGACCGAAGGCGGCGGCCATTTTGTCGTAGCTCGCTGCGACCGTGGCGGCAACACCCTGCATAGCTGTCGTGGTTTCGCCCCTGTGCACATTGACGAAGTCCATGATGAGCCTGTCGCGGACTTCCATTGTGGAGGTCTGCTTCGTGAAGAGCTTCAGGATGACGAGGACCAGCACGACGATCACAACGCCGAGAAGACCCAGGACGCCCCAGGCGGTGAACGGCGTCGGATCGATTCCAGGCATGACTTCCTTCATGCCTGTGTTTCGTCGAGGCCCGCGCGGGCGTTTTCGAGTACGAGGCCGGCGAGGACGATCTCTTCCCGCCGCCGGAAGAACTCGATAGCGAACCAGAGAGACACCGTCGCCATGAGGACCTTGTTCGCGCCGGTCAGCCAGTAGAGCGCGCCGCCGTGCCAGATCTCCAGGAAGTTGCCAAGGTGGGAGATACCGCAGGAGAGCACGAATGCCCCGCCGAGTTTCCACAGGCGGGGATAGGCGGCCCGGAGCTTCTTGAGGTGGCCGGTCTGGTAGACGTGCAGGGCGGTTGCTGCGATGACGACGTAAGCGGCAAAGGTTCCGAGATCGGCGGGCGCGTGGAGGAGGATCAGCCGCCAGTCCCACCGCCAGCATGCTCCATGGGGCATTAAATCAAGCACGGCCCGAAGTTTAGCACGCCACGAACTCCACTTCACGTATTCCACCACTTGCGCTCCGATGCATCCGCGATGTTAGTCCATCTCCTCTCGTATCGTTGCGTCAGTCGAACCGTTGCGCAGGTGAATATATCTTCGAGGATCTGCCGGTCAACGTCGATCGACGCATCGCATCGGGATCGGCTATTTTGGCGCTTCCCGCGAAGGACGGTGAGCCTGCCTGATCCCCCGTCCCAACCGCCGCTCACCCACGAGCGGCGGTCTTCTTCCTCTCCAGACGTCTTCCACAGTGGCAATTCGGGTGAATGGGCGGTCCCTTCCCGCCCGGCGGCGGGAATTCGCCGCCGATCGGCGCTCTGGTCAGATGTAACGGCCGGCAGATCTTGACGCACGCTTGAGGCGAGGCGACGAATACTTGCTCGTAAATATCGTCGATCTGCCGCTGCTTGACCGCCTCCTCCCAGATCAGGTCCTGCGCCTCCGAAGCCGCGCGGATCGTCTCCGTCCTGGAGATCGCGAGCGCCCGACTCTTGATCTTGAGAGCCCGCTCCTTCTCCACCAGCGCGTCGAGCTCGGAGCCGGTCACGCCGTCAGCCACCAGCTCGTCCCTGTACTTGACCAGCGCGCCGGCCCGCCTGTCGTCCAGCCCGATCACGTCCTCGATGAGCTTCGCTGTCTGCCCCGGTGACCGGCCCTCGGCGTAGCCCTCCTCGATCATCTTCTGGATGACGTCGAGCTGGCCGGCGGTCTTCTCCCCGGTGAGCGGATCCCACCAGCCGCGCTCGATCCCCTGGATCAACTCGCCGACGTGCTCCTTCGAGACCTGCTGCGCCAGGCGCCGGAAGGTCGAGATGTCGACCGGCGCAACGCCCAGGACGTCGGCGAAGACTTGCTCGCCGACGATGGCTCCTCTCGTGACCATCTCCTCGAAGAGCGGGCCGAGGTCTACGGCCAGCCGACCGATTAGGGTGTCGATGCCGGTCACGAGGCGGAGCTGGCCGGCATAGGCGCCTCCTCCGGCCTCAACCAGGGCGGTGAGCGCCTGGAGGTCGAAGGCGGTGCGGGCGATGTCGACCGCTTTCAGGAAGATGGTGCGGATCGGGAGGTCGTAGGTGTTGGTCACGCGCCGGATGGCGCGCTGCTCGGGGGGGATGGGGAAGGCGGCCACGGGGAAGGGCCTAGCTCCTGGTGGCGCGCGCACCAAGGGCTCGGACGACCCAGGTCAACAACGACATGACCGCCGGCTCTGTGGCCCAACCCAACCATAGGCCGATCAAGACGAGACAGACGCCGCTCCAACCGCTCATGGCGCGACCACCGGGGCCTGTATCTCCCGCCCCACGAAGCAAGCGACCTCATGAATCAGCCACCACTGGCCGGCGGTGAACCAGTCCCGATACCGCACCCTCTGCCGGTCCATGTTCTCCTCCCACGTCCCCTGGGAACCGTAGGAGAGGTAGGCGGACCGCCAGTCGCACACCATCTCGATGAGGTCGAGAAATCCCATCTTGGCCGCGTTGGTCGCGGTCAACTCCGCTCTGTGCGCCTCGTGCTCCGGATGGTGACTGTTCCGCGCGTAGTGCAGCGCGATCGTCGGCTTCTCCTGCTTCAGACCCGCCCGGTACTCCTCGCTGCCGTAGGGGTGCTCGCGCGCCGCCGCGTTGATCCGGGTGAAGGCGGCGAACTCATCGGCCGAGAACTTGGAGCGGTCGTGGACCAGGCCGCGCCGTTGGAGGTTCTGGGCAATGACGAGCAAGCCCTCTTGGACGTAGTTGACGTGCTGCGTCATCGCGCGGATGAGCTGGATGGCGTCCTGCGGGTCGATGTCGGCCATGAGGATCAGGCTCCGGTTGGTTCTGGTTCACTGAACAAGATCCGCGGCAGAAGTGTGCGACCGCTGGTGCTTCACCGGCGCCGGCCGCGGCGTCAGGCCGAAGTGATTACGAATCAGCGCCCGCTGCGCTGCGAGGCGGAGATCTTGCCGGGGTTTCTCTGCTGGCATCGTCAGGATGCCGGCGGGCTGCGGCGCGCCGGGCTTGCCATAGATGAGGTCGTGCTCAGCCTCTGCGATCCTCGTCGGGTCCCACCACGGCGCCAGAAGCGCCCACAGCCCGTCGCGCAGCGCCTGAAGCACGCCGAGCGGGCCTTCGAGCGCCGGGTCCTTCTCCGCGTAGTTTTTGACCTGCCGCAAGCGCAGCTCGATCCGCGGGAAGAGGTGCAGGCCCAGGGCGTTCGCCTGGAACCCGGTGAGGCCCTTGGGGTGCTTGGCGAGATAGGCGACCGCATCGTCGATGTCGGCGCGGAGGGCGGCGAGCCAGTTGGCGAAGGAGGTGGGCACAGAGGGAACGATAGCACGCTGCGGGAGGCGAGGCTCCCGCGGGTTCTTTTACTGGGGCTCGGTGGACGTTTCAGCGGACTTCGCCTTCGCCCCCTTCGGTGCCTTGACCGGCTCCTCCCCCCCGTCCTTCTGCGCCGTCAACCCCAGAGCCGCCCGCGCCACCTCGGCATGGTCGCCAGCCCCCTTGAACTTGTCCAGGTACTGCTGAGGCGTCATCGTGATCCCGGTCGCCACCCACGCCTCGGCGGGGTCCGGCGACGCGTCAGCCATCTCCCCCGGCGGCACGTGCACCACCACGCTGACCCGCTTCGCCAGATGGGGCGACCGGGTCCGGTAATCCTCGGCCTCCTTCTCGGTGGCGAAGAACGTGTCCCCTTTTTCGACCGGCGGACCCGCGGGCTCGTAGTGGTAGCGGAGGGCTTCCATCTGGACGGTGCGCAGCATGACGGGGGCTCCTGAGAGGCGGGACCGGTGAGCCCGGTCTCCGGGTTGACCGTGAAGGGTGCGGAAGGCCCGATCCAATTCACCTTGCGGATTGAGGAGGGAGCCCGAAGGCCCCCTGTCAAGGAGTGGCATGGTCGGTGCTCTCTACCAGGTGGCCATGGTGCCGCGCACCCAGACCCCCGAGGAGACGCAGTAATAGATGTGGGCGGAGTCCGAGGTCAGCGTGCCGGCGGTACACGCCTCGGCCGCGCTGGCCGGGGTGTGCGTCGCGACGGTGAGGATCGTGGTGGCGGAGACCGTCCCACCGGTCACCGTCGAGCCAAAGACCGGGGCTCCAGTGATGGTGCCGGCGGTGGTGGTGAACGGCGTGCCCGCGGCGAGAAGGGTGCCGGCCGTCTGGGTGAGCTGGGTCGTCGCGGCGGTGCCGAGTTGGACGCCGTAGAGGTTGAGGGCGCCGGCGGTGACCTCCAGGAGCTTTGCCTGTGAGGTGCCCGCGGTCGCGAAGACGCCGCCGTAGACGTTGGTGACGCCGGAGCCTCCCGCGACCAGGTCGCGGGTCTTCGTGGCCGTGCCGGCGCCGCGGTTGACGGAGACGCCGTAGGCGGTGAGCGAGCCGGTGCCCGACGTCGCGATCACGTCCAGGTTCTGGGCGTCGCTCCCAGGCGTCGCCGTGAACAGCACGTTCGAGAGGACGGCCGAGACGCTGGCTGCGTTGAAGATCTGCGTCGCGCCTGTGGGCGTCGCGGTGTAGGTGATCTCGAGGTCCGACAGCGCCGAGCTCGCGCCGGGGGTGATCAGCGCGCCAGTGGTGCCAGTCAGAGTGATCACCGGCATGCCGGTCAAGCCGATCGTCGGGCGCCGGCCGGGGACGCCCTGGAGTGTCGTGCACGGCGGGAGCGTGAGGGTGGCCTCGGTGTAGCCCACGCCGCCGTAGATCTGGACAGTCCAGGGCGCGGTGCACGCCGGCGTCTTGCCGGTGACCCAGGCCAGCGCCTCGGAGAGGTCTTTGTAGTCGCCCTGGTGGCCACTGCTGTCCACCTTGACGAGGTGGGTATAGGTGGCGTTCTGGAGGTTGTGGCCGCGGGTCGGGTCCGCAGCGAGGCGAGAGGGGCAGACGCCCGCCACGAGGGCGAGCGCCGAGAGGACGAGGACTGCGATGCTGTTTCGGCTGCTCTTCATGGCGGACGTGTCTCCTTTGGGTCTGTCTACGTGTCTTGGAGCAGCAGCTCTTACGGCACCCGCTGGTGGTCGAAGGCGCCGATGACGAAGGACTCCGGCACCTTCCAGAGAGCGGCCAGCCGCTCTTCGGCAAGGATCAGGAGCAGGTTGCGCTTGAAGTCGTCTTCGTTGCTGTCAGTGAATCGCACGTTGGCGATCTCGCGGTCGTAGATCGCGGTCGTCATCGCCCAAGGACCGAGGACGAAGGTGCCCTGCTTGATGGCAGGGGTGACGACGACCTGCACACGAGCCTGGTCGGCGTTGACGTTGCCCAGTGCCGCGTTGCCCGTCGGGAGGTAGATGTAGTAGCCGGTGTTGCCCTTCACCGTGACGATGTTCTCCCAGTCGAGGGGATGCATGACAACGGCGTCCGGCTCGTAGTTCAGGAGGGCGACCCGAGTCGAGGCGCGGGTGATCGCGTCCCACATGATGTCCGTGGAGGCACCGTCCGACCAGTTGTAGGACTGCGTCCCGACGACGTTCATGATGCCCTCGATCTGGGCACCGACGTTCGAGCCGTAGAGGAGCGCCTTCTCCTCCTGGAACGCCAGACCGTAAAGGAGGTCGCCGTCCACCTCGGCGCGGAGGCCGGGCAGGTCGTCGAGCGCCTGGCGGGTCACCTTCGTGTTGTGGGCCAGCACCTCAACGTGGGCCGTGTGGCTCTCGAAGCGGTAGGAAGCTTCGGGCTTGAGGTCGCCCTCAGCCGTGAACGTCGCGGCGCCGAAGGCGTTCATGTCGCGGGCGAGCAGCGTGCCCGTGGCGGGAGAGGCGGGAGAGCCACCGACGACGAAGGTGTAGGTGTTGGCGTCGACCTTGGTGACGATCCAGATCCCGTTGTAGGCGGTCGTCGAGCCGGTGGCGCCGGTGATCTCGATCCGGGACGCCGTCTCGTAGCCGTGCGCGGTCTGCGTGACGGTCGCGACGCCGGCGGACGAGGTAATGCTGGTCACCGAGGAGTAGGTGGCGGTGGTGAAGCCCATTTTCCTGAGGTAGTTGATCGTGTTCGCCTCGCCCAGCGGCAGGCTCGGCATGAGCTGCCGGATCGTGAGTCGGCGACGGGCCTGCGGCACCCAGCCGGGGATCTGGTAGGGGCGGACGAAGAAGTTGGTGGCGTCGGTCTGCAGCGCGGCCTGGATCGCGGCCTGAGACCCGCCGCGGGCGCCCATGTAGCCCGGGGAGAGGTACTTGTTCGCCTCGATGTTGACCAGGTTGTACTGGCTCCGGCCGTTCAGCTTGTTGAGGGACTCCCGGAACTCCGTGCTCCGGTCCTTGAGGGCGGCAGCGATGCTCTCGGTGAACTTCTGGCCGAGGCTCACCTCGGTGGAGCCCCCAGGGCCGGCGAACGTGTTGCCGGGCATGCCGGCGAGGCGCTCCCATGCGTCCGCGCGGGCCTTGAGACCGACGTTCTCTTCGCGCGCGGCCTGGATGAGCTTGCCCATCTCGGCGAGCTGGGCCGTGTGCTCGACGAACCGCTTGTCGACGTTCTCGAGCGCGGCGGCAATCTTCGGGTCGGGCTCGGGGACCTTGGCGCCCATCGCCTTCAACCGCTCGATGTCCTCGGCGTGGGCGGCCACGGCGGCCTTGATCTGAACGTGATCCTGGAGCAGTGCCTGCTCCGTCTTCTGGGCATCAGCGAGCATCTCTTCCATGGTCGACATAAATTCCCTCTTCTCCTTCGGGTTGGCTCTGTCGGCTTTAGAGCAGCGCGCGCTTCCTCAGCTCCACGAGGGAGGCGAGGGACGCGAGGAGCTGCGGTTCTACGACAGCACTCGACTCGGTGGCGAGAGGCGGCGCGGTCGTCTTCGACGGCGTGCCGTAAGCCGGCTCAATGAGCGCTTTCAGGTTCGGTTCTGCTCGCCGCAGGTCGGACGTGAGGCGGAGCAGGTGGTTGGCGACGGTCTTGTCCCGGCGTGTCAAGACGGCGCCGGGGGCGAGCATCGCGCGGATCACGGGCAAGACGTCGCCCATGGATTCGATCAGATTCTCGACGGAGGACCGCACCATGAGGATGCGCGCGCCGAGGTTGGCGGGATCGCTCACCGGACCGATGTGCCGGAGGATCGCGGACTTCACCACCATGATCATGTCGCTCCAATCCGGCGCCTCGTCCTCAGGATCTTCGGGCACGTTCTCCCAGTCGGTGGCGGAGGCGTAGTAGGAGTAGTGGGTGAAAGAGCCGTCGGCGCACATCGTCAGGCAGCTGTCACCCTGGGGCGTCTTAGTGACGTAGCTCTCGGAGTAGAGACCGGTGCTGTCCTCTTCCAGATGGGTGGCGTAGCCGACGTTGGTGATGTGCTCGACGAAGAGTTTGATCAACTGGCGCGGGAGACGCTCCTGGATCGACTTGTTGAAGGCGCCACTGCGGAGCATGCGATCGTTGTCGTCGACGACGTTGAGCGTGGCGGCGTACGCTGAGATCTTGCGCTTCTCCATGTCCACCTGAGCCTGGATCGGGATGCCCAGGCCTTCGACGTTGTAGCGGGATGCCCAGTCGGCCTGACCGCGGCCCGGTCGGTCGGGCCGGCCAGCGGCTGCCGGCGGTATGGCTTCCTGCGGAGTCTGTTCCTGTTCCTCTGGCATCGTCGTCTCTCCCCGCGTCTCAGTCCGCCTGGCCCGCGTTGTCGGTTCCGTCGTCTTGAGGGTTGCCGCCGCCCTGGCTCGCGTTCTGTCCATCACCCTCGGCCGCTGGATCGGCTGGCATCCCCGGCACCGGCTCAGGGTCCGGTTTCTCCAGGTAGTCCTCGGCTGCGACGAGCGCCCCTGGCATCCACGACTTGTCCCCGATCTCAGGCGGCAGCGGCGTCACTGGAATGCCGACCAGGAAGAACGCCCTGTTCGGCGGGATGAAGTTCCTGACCGCCGTCTCGTAGGCCTTCAACCGCTCCGGCAGCGTGTCCTGGAGGGCGGTGACCTGCGAGAGGTCGAAGTGGATCATCGTCTTGTCTTGTTCGGCGCGCGGTACGAGACGCATGTTGATTGCGCCTTCGAGGAGACCCAGGGACCGGGCGATGCCGTTCTCCCACATGTAGCGCACTGCGGTCTCCGCATTCGCCCGCGGCTGCTCCCGTGGATCGAAGAGTGCGACGTGGACGCCATAGGCCGCGCAGACCTGCATCAGGACGAAGCGCCGGCTCTCCATCCAATCCATCTCCTCTGGCGTGAGGGAGAGCTTCGTGACCGTGACGCCTTCGCCCGCCACCATCGGCCGGCGGGCGCGCTCCGGACTCATGTACCTCTCGGCCAGTTTGTCTTCGGCTTCGGCGGAGTTGGCGCGGGTGACGTTCGGGTCCGAGACGAAGATGCTGGGTACCATGGCGTTGTCTGGCAGCGACGCGCTCCACCGGTTCATCTTGACCTCGGCGTCGACCGCCGCCGCGACGGCGCGCATCGGGCTCTGCCCCCAGACCAGGTTCTCCGGGTCCGGCTTCATCGAATGAATGACCTGGTCCGGCGTGAAGAAGCGGTCGCTCTCCAGGAGCGTGCCGACATTCTCGTAGCCGAGGATCCAGGCCCCTCGGTCCTTGGGGCCGGGAAGCTTCGGCCGGTACCGCGCCGGGTTCAAGGGGAAGAGGTCGGTGATGACGCCGTCCACCCGGACGATCTTCACGAGGGCGTTGCCCGAGATCCCCAGGGCGGTCAGCTCGTACTCCTTGAGGAACGCGCGGGTCATAAACTCGTTCGGGTGCTCGAGGACCATCTGGTAGGGGTGGCCGCGGTCGGGCTCCCACTCCTCGCCCCTCTTCCGCATCACCCGCCACGGCACCGTGCAGCCACCGCCGGCAATCCTGTCGATGCAGGCGTAGACCCAGGCACTGACTTTGTACCCTTCGCGGATGGCCCGCTCGTGGTCCCAGTCGGGCAGGAACGTGGAGCTGTAGCCGCCCTGGGAGGCCATGTTGTAGGCCGTGGCGTTGGGCGCGGCGGCGTCGGATGCGGGCGATGTCTTGACGGCGCTCTTCTGGCGCGCCGCCTCGAGGTCCATCCGGCGCGAGAAGATTGCCTCGGCAAGGCCGAACCGATTCTTCCAGAAGATCATCGGGCGGCCCTGGGTGACGAAGAGGAGGAGGGCCGCGCACGCGACAGCGAGAGCGCGCCACCGGCGGCTCGGGATGGCTCGGTGGCCGGGGACGGGGCTGCGAAGCGGGTGAGGCATGGCAGGGGCCGGCTCACGCCGGGCGCGCTCCTGCGGCTGACGAGATCGGGATGGGCCGCTGGCGGTGGGTGCCGGGCCGGATGCTGGCCCGCGGCTGCGCTTCGAGCTCGACGCGGCGGACCAGCGCGGCGACCCGACGATCCTCGATCCACCAGAGCAATCCACCAAGAGCGAGGAGTCCCGAGCCGACCGACAGGGGCCAGATCCACCAGGCGCGCCCGCAGGCTCACCAGGTGCCGACCGTGACCAGGAGCCAGCCGGCGGCGAAGCAGAGCAGCATGCCGGGCGCCCACGAATCGGACGCCGCGTCGTTCGGATCGTCCACGCCACCCTGGGTCTGGTTCGTTTCGCTCATAAGGGAGAGACGGGGCCTCGCCAGTGAGTTTAGGCAGGGATGTGCCAAGTTGGCAAACCGCTAGGGGTCAGTGGTTTACATCCGCATGCGGATGTATTGCTCTCCGCATGCTGAGCGGTATACAATGTGTGGCTATGAGCAACCAAGGAGAGAAGCCGTTCCGCAGCTATCCCACACCACCGGAGCCGCCACCCTGGACGCGGCCGACCTGCGGCGGGCAGACGATTCAGTGGGATCGGGAGGCGGCCCCTTGAGCGCCGAGACGCTCCTCCTCTTGGCCGCTCAAGCGGACCTGCGGTCGGCTATCGAATCAAACGGTCGGGAGATTGCCGCGCTGCGCACCCGGCTCTTCAAAGGAGAATCCGCATGAAGCGAGGCCCTACCATCACCGGCATCCCGGAGCGCGGCCGGTCGCTCAAGACGGCGTCCGTCCAGATCCGCCTCTCCGAGGAGGACAAGGACCTGATCCGCGAGGCGGCCGGCCGCGCGGACGAAGACTCGGCAACGTTCGCGCAGAAGGCGGCTCTGGCACGCGCCCGCGAGGTCACCGGCAGGAAAGGCGGCGAGCCGGCGGAGATCAAGTCGTGAGCGAGCGCTGGATCACCGCCTTGACCGACTCAGAGGTCGCGAGTCTGGCCGATCAGCGCAACCGTTTCCTCGCCGCCCGCCGCAACCTTATCCTCGCCGTTCTCACCGCCTGCCCCGGGATGCTAACGAGCCGAGCCGAGGCGCTCGCCGACTTCGTTCTCGCCGCGGCCGACGCGGCTCCGCCGCCTCCCGCGGAAGCACTGAGCGGGCTTTCCGCCTACGAGGAGGTCGTACTCGACGTCCACCGGCTGAACCTTGCGAGCGTGAAGATCCTCCGCTGGTCTGGCTGCCGCGGCGCCTTCTGGTTCCGGCTCTTCGGCGTCGGGCTCAACTTTCTGAGTTACGCACGCTTTCCGGTTGTCTTCTCGGAGCGCGAGGGGTACCGCCGGCCGCTCGTGCGCGGGTTCGGCTGGCGGGTTTTCTGGCTTCCGCGGGGTTTCGAATGTGGCACCAAGACCTGACCTGCGCGCGACTCGCGAGCCTCAACGTGCAGTTCACGGCGGTTCGGAAGGTCATCGCTCTTCGCGCGGTAATCGAAGCGGCCGAGCGCGAGAAGGCCGGCCTGCGTCTTGAGGCTCGCGAGATCGGTGCGTACCCGATCCGCGGGAACACCGTCAACTGAAGCAGGACGGCGTTCCTCAAGTCCCCCCGATCGTTGACCCCAGCCGCTTCCCGCTGTCGAGCTCGGAGAACGTGATCGACGCCGCGTCGACCACGTCCATCGGTGTCTTCACCCCGTCGAATTTCTTGTGCTGGCCTGCGAACAGGGCGTTCCACCCTCCGGCCAGCAGCCACACCCTTCCGAAGACTCCGGCGTTCGGTCCCTCCTCCGGACACCGCGCCGCCCCGGCGTGCGGAGTTGCACGGACCGTCTTCGACACGGGCTTGCCCTCCACCGCCATAGGCACGATCACGCAGTGGTTCCCAAGTTGGCGGATCTCGCGCGCCAACCGCTCCACCAGGATCTTGCCGGCGGCGGCGGGCTCCCGCGGCAGGAACTGGTCCACGTCGGGCCCGTCCCGCTTCACCTGCTCCAGGATGTGGTCCTCAACGGCTTCCGGTCCGACATGGACCTCCGTCGCATCCGTCCAGATGAGCTCCCGGGTGAGCGTGATTCCGCCCCGAGTGCTCGCTGTCGCGTCGCCACCACCCGCCGTCGCCGCGAAGTCCCAGCCCCTGCCTTCTCGCGCGAGCTGCGGGAGGATCCCTATGGACTCCAGGCCGCGGATCAGGTCCGAGAGCGAGACGCCTGCCTTGAGCGCCGAGTCGTGCATCTCGCGGACACCCTTGATCCGGAACCACCAGTCCTGGAACATGCCGCCGCCGACGTCTTCGAGCGGCTCCTGGTCTTCCATGGCGGCGTAGCGGATCGAGTCCGTCCGCTGGTCTGCCTCGAGCGCTTCCCGCGACTTCTCCTCGATCTGGGGGTACACCAGCTCGCCGGGCTCCAGTGGCCGGCCGTCGGCCCCCCGAGGGTTGATCACCTCGCACCGAGCCGGGAGGGGCATGCGACGCACCCGGGCGATCGGCGGGAAGTCCGCCACGTGCCAGGGAATGAGGCTCGGCTCCTTTTCCTCCTGCTCGAACAGCCGGCCGATGACGTCCTCGGCGTGCAGCCGGTGCATGACCATGACGATCGCCGCCGGCTTGGCGCCGAAGAGGTCGCGGCGGCTGAAGAACGTCCGCCTCACCTCGCCATAGACGTGCTTCTGCCGGTTCTCGTTGCAGCCCTCCTCGTAGGTGCCGAAGGGGTCATCCACGACGCCGAGGCCGTAGCCGAGGCCGAAATACGCCTCATCAACCCCACGCGCCCAGAGGCCTCCGCCCTTGGCGGTGCGCCACAGCGGCTTGCCACGCGTTCCGGGGCGAACGCTACCGCACCCGGCGATGTAGAACGACTGCGCATCCTCGGAGAAGATCTGCGGCAGTTTGCCGGTCGCCGAGAGGACGCCGGCCCATTCGGCGGGCCGGTGTCGGAGGAAGCACGCCGGCAGGAGCCGGGTGAAGATCAGGGACTTTTTCACCCGCGCCGAAGCCATCACGATCAGCCGCGGGATGTCCCCATCGAGCACGCGCTGGCCGAGCTCCAGCCACTGGCCGATGTGGGGATCCCTTCCGAGCGTGGGGCACACCCGATAGGCGAAGTCATCGAAGCCGGGGAGGGCCAGCGACGAATAGACGGCGCCAGCGCGGAGCGATTCCGGCAGCTCCGCAGCGCGGAGATCGACCGCCGCCGAGGTCCCGGCGCCGGCGGTGAAGTGCTCCGGCAGCCAGCCCTCGGTCGGCCGGGAGGACACGGCCACCAGGCGGGATCGCGATTCCTCCCCGGGCCGGTCTGGCGCCTGCAAGGCCCGGTCGCGCAGTCGGTGGAAGAGGGCGGGCGAGATCCCGTCCGCTTCGTCAAGCAGCACCAGGTCTACCGGCGCCGCGATCTTGCTGGACGCCGAGTCCCACGTCGCCACCCGAACCCGCCCACCGCCGGCCCACCTCACCTCGCCCGGCGGGAGCGTCACCGGTTGGCCCTGGACCATGCGCCAGAGGCTCGTGCGCCGCCCGTGGTCGTCGAGGTGGTCCACCCGCAGGCTCCGGTCGTCGGGAGAGACCAGGAGGACGGAGGCGCCCGCCGCGGCCCGCTCCACGGCGATCCGGCGGAGGAGATAGGACGCTCCAGAGGTGGGCTCCTTGCGGATCAGCAGCTCGCGGGCGTGGCTCCCCAGGGCCAGCGCCTGGGAGGGGAGGAGGTCAGGCGCGGCCGGCGCCGTTGGTTCCAAAATCGCGGGGGCCTGCCGGCTCCGCCGCAGCGCCTCCGGCAGGTCCTCCGGCTTCAGTACCGACTGCGCGCCGCTCCCGTTGAGCGACCGCCAGTGCTCCCCGGGCCAGCCGGCGGCCGGATCGTGCGCGACCGCCACCAAGCGCCCGCCGCGAGGTGACGAGAAGACGCGTTCCCGGAGCGCGCGGAAGAGCCCGGCGTCCAGCTCGTCGACGTCGTCGA